AATTGTCAAAGATGATGATCCTGATGTTGCTCCTACTGGTGCAGCAGTTGTGTGTAGTGCAGACACGATTGTTGCATTTGTTGCTACGACTGAAACGCTTGTTCCAACATCAACTGTTGCAATAAACTTTAGTGCGTCAGCAGCATCTACTGAGTTGTCTGCAGGGACTGGCAATGATGCAGGCGTTGCGATTGCTGAGTTTGTAGTGTTTGCTACAGTGTCAAGCGATACAGCGACTGTCATTACAGCAGCGTTTGCAGGCGTTGCTACGATTGTGCCCAGAGTCATGGCTGCAACCATGGCTAGAGCGATTTTCTTGAATGAATTCATTCGATATTCTCCTTGTTTATAGTGTTTTTAGTCCATCCAAATAATCTTCGATGTCTTTTATTTGGCTAGGTTTATATTGTATCACATTGCGACTCTCCAGGTCAAATTGCTCCTCTGGAGTCTTTGGTCTGTCTTTAAAGGTATGAACCTCTACTTCAGTGTCTATATTTTTTGGGGTATGTGATATTGCCCCAAATATTGCTCCACACACAGCATCAGCCAAGTCCTTTGACTTTTTGCGTGGGTGGTCAACTCTATCATTTTTCATTATCTTTAACTGTGTTAGTTCATCAAATAATAAATCAATTGCAGGCATAGCAAGTCTTTCCTCATATACAAGCATAGCCATATCCTCATAGTGCTTCTTAGCAACAGAAACAGTATCAGTCTTCATTCCAACCTGCTTTAATTCATTTTGAATATCAAATGACTGCCAACGATCAAAGGAGACCATGCCAATATCAAACCCTATTCTTCTAAGGTTCTGAATCCATTGCTTAACTTCTGAAAGATTAACTGGGCCTTCAATCTTTGGTTCCCACCATGCTACTGCATCTACTACTACAATTGGTGCTACTTGTTCGTAGTTGTTGATGACTTGTATGTTTACCCATTTTTCTACATGTGCAATAGCAACAGCACACTTATCGTGCTTCTGGGCAAGGTCAGCATGCACATAATACTTTTTAGTTGGATCTGGTTTAAAGGCTTCGTCAAACCTTCTAAAGTTATCCACAGGGTTTCTAAGTGTCATGCATGCTCTTACTTTTTCTTGTTGCTTAAAGAATGCATCGGAAGCAAAGGTTGGTACGCATGTAAAGCGCATCATTGCATCTCCAAGGTCAGTCATGAAAGCAATCTTAAAATCATCAATCTGTCTTGTTGGGTTTACTTCCCATGTAGGTCTTTTTAGTGCGAATACTCCAGGGTATTTGTATGAGGTGATATGATCTTCATCCCAGGAAATTTCAAACTTATTGTTTGGATCAGTATCAGGAAGTAGTGGGTTGATTATAAACTCATGACTTCTTTCAATTACTTCTTTCTCAGCAATAACTGCATCGTACTTCTCTGAGATATAGTCTCCTGGGTATCTTGGAAATGAAAGCAAAACCACTTTACCAAGGTCTGGGAAACGAGAGTCTACTGATCCACGAAAAGCCTTATAGATATTCTCAGCAGTCTTACCTTGTTCGTTACCTGTTCCAACCTCAGATGCAAAACCAGAAATCTCATCAAGAACTGCAAGAAGAAGGTTTAATCCTTCGTGAGATTCTCTTTCTGAGTGACCAGAGTAAACAGTTATAGACTTATCAAACTCAACGGAATCTGCTTTGGCATAAAACTTTCCAGCAAACCATGGGGATCTTTCAATCTTTGACTTAAAACCTTTAAAGAAAACATTCTTAGCCTGTTGTGCGTTAATAGCAACGTTAATTAAATCAATAGCATCTCCTGCTGGCTTACCAAAATATTTTGCTGGGTCTTTCAAACATAATAGTTTATATACAATGTATGCACATGCTACTGTTGATACGAAGTCTTTTCCAGATCCCTTGCCAAGTTGCAAAATGATTTCATTCTTGGTATATTTTTCAAAGTATCTTGTACCTTTTTCTTCTCCCATAAGGTCTATGAGATCTTCTTTACGATAGATCTGGCTCATTGCTTCTACAATGTCATACTGAATATCAGACAGTCCAGGCTGCCCAAGGTATGCCTCACCCTCAACAAATGTCTTTGCGTCTACTGGTGTTTCTTGAAAATGATTATCTTTAAGGACCTCAAGAAACTCATTGAACATCGTGGACAACTGTAATCACCTCGTTGTCTTTTGCAAATGAAGATAGTCTACGCATAATCTCATCACGAATTTGTGGGTATTCTGATGCAATGTCTTTTAAAATAAGCACAAGGACTTCCTGTCTTCTTTCAATTTCCATCATCTCTTCTGCTAATTCTTTATTCTCAAGTAAGCCAGCCTTTTGTAGCATGTCAATACGCTTAGACTCAATGTCCATTACAAGTTTAATGGCAGCAGTCTTTGCGCTAAGATTGTTTGTCATTGATGCCTCATCAATAACTTCATATGTGCGAGATACTAACTTGCTGTAGTGTGTATCAGCAGCAGCAAGCGCTTCCTTTGCACGAGCACGAATAGCGTCATTGGCAGATGCCATAACCTTCCACTCATTAATAAGTGTTACTACTTTTTGTCTTGGAATGTCAAGTTGCTTTGAAATTACTGTAGGGTCATTACCTTTTAGGTATTCTTCTACTACCAGGTTTACTTGATCAAGGTGCTTAACTAAATCATCTTCAGTTGACATGAGTTAACTCCCTTGCAATCTTTAAAAGAATCAAGTATCCTATTAAGTCATCAACATCGTTGTCACCAATAAAAGATCCTCCACGAGTAATTCTAGATAACTTGTCATCTATTCTTACGTGAAGTTGCTCCACACTGTCAGACGTAGAAAAAATTCTAACTGGATTTAAAGCAGAATCTCCGTATGATTTATTTTTTGCAATCAGCATTGCCTTTATTTCGTCACAAACTTGACCTATAGTAAACTGTGTTTCACTGCTCATGCTGACACCATATTAAAGTAGTTTTTATATTTTTGATAAGGAATAACGTTTGGATCAACCCACCAATCTTCGTGTGGAAGTCTAACGACTAAAGAATATCCCAGAGAATTTAAAATTTCTCTTTGTGCATCTCTCATTGCTTGATTCTTATATTCAATTAGAGTATCGTGCTCAAAAGATATTACAGAGAATCTATAAGTATTAAGAGGAATTGCCAAAAGACCAAGAAGTGACAAAGAAGGATTGCCAACTGCTCGACCAAAGTTGTCATATCCAGCATCGATGTCTACTTGAAGAAAGTCTATTTGTTTTGGAAAATTATTTTCTTCAAAGTACTTTATATAATTAAACTTTGTTGCATCTCCAAGCATACATGGGTTCTTTCTATTTGCTGTGATCTCTTTATGAAACTCATCTATAATTTCAAAAGAAACGCCTTTCCAATCAAACTCTGTTTCAAATTTATATGTAGTGCTGCCCTGTGTTGAATGAAAAGCACCAAGTTCAACATAGTGTCCTTCTCTCTTATTATCTAAAACTTCTAAAACAAAATCTTCAACCTTATCAATATGATTCATCATTTTCCTCTTCTTCTAGATCCCAAGAAAACGTGTCTGGAATATTTTTTAACATAACAATAAAATATGTAATTCCTGCTGCAGACATTAGTGTAAATAAAAACATCAGTCTCTTTAATTTCTTCATCGCTTAGACTTCCTTAATCCAAATTTTGCAAGGTAGACATAAATAGTTTCTATACTCACTCCACACTCCTTTGCGATTTCATCTGGTGATTTTTTGTCCATAAGGTATCTTTTACGCATATAGACTTCACTTGTATATAGTTTAGCAGCCATGATACTAGTTGTCAACTCCAATTGCCTTACCCCAATTCTTTAGTGCCCAATGACCAATGCCACAGGCATCGGCTACATCATTATCTGTAATAGTTCTATCATAAATAGTGTTAATAAACTTTATTGTTCTTTCTTTTCTAAGGTTTCTTTCGTAAGATTTGTACCAAGAAATTGATTTTCCAGGGTGTTGCGAACGAATAAATAACTGCTCATCTTTAGATATCTTTTTATTTCCTATGTAGTTCTGCCAAGTAATTGGTGAAACAGTTCCTATTGTTTTAGTTCCAGACTGACCAGCAGAGCCTAGGATTGCTCCTTGGACTAGAGCAAGATCAGCAGCAGTTTTTGGGCTATTCATAAATACGGTGTGCTCAATAACTATTGCCTCAAACCCACCATATATATCAAAAAACCCTTTTACTTTCTTTCCTGCATCCATAACTTTTTCATACGTATTGTTTCCTTCAAAATTAATCTTTCCTACAGAAGAAAGATCATCTCCATCAAATAAAGAAAAAGCGAGACTGTTAGTACTAGCATCAATAGCACAAATTCTATGTGGCTTTACTTCTAAGCCCCATTTATTTTTTACCATTTATTTTCCCCTTTATTTCTTTTATTGCTTTTGTAACTGCATCAGGGTTTATGCTGCAGGACGAACAAACAGGATCATCATTATATATAGATAAAGGAACTGAGCATGATTTGCAAAGTCTTACCTTTCCTTTTCTTTTTTGTCTTTTTGATTGCAGATATCTTGTTGCAATCTTTTCTTTTGTTGCTATCTCTCTACAATTTGCAGAACAGTATATTTGATAAGATACTGTTTGCTCAAATTGATTATCGCAGCATTTACAATTGTTCACCGAGAATCTCCAAGGGTGCTATTTTTAACACGCCTGGACCTGCAGACTCACATGCTTTTTTAATTGGGCATGACTTGCATATTTTGGAGTTTGACCTATAGTTTTTGTTTGGCAGGGTTTTATCTTCCCATGTCTTGCGAACTAGTCTCATCCAATCAAATGCCTGGTCTACCCACCGACGGTAATGATCGTTTACATCTACAGGGATCAAAAGGAGTTCATGATTATTTTTATTTTCATAAATCATTACACCAGTTGGTCTCTTTAAGATCTTCATATAAATAAGCAACTGCATTAAGTGACCATTCTTGGCCTTACCTGATGCCTTTCTATACTCAAACCCTTCGTTCATCATTGTTTTAATTTCACCAATGAGTTCTTCTCCTTGCCAATCAAACATGACATCGCCATATCCAAAGATAGGGGGATCTTGGTTTGTAATCTTAAACTCTGTAGTGGCTTCGTTATTTTCATCACGATAAACTTTAACTATTCCAGCGTTCATCATTGCATTTTGAATTCTTGCGTGTGACAAAGTTCCTGCTGTCATATTTGCAGCAGCATATGCGTCTGCATTATCTTCAAACATTTGACCATCAAAAGCAAGATACCAATATCTAGCACACTCTCCATGTCCATATGCAATTGTTGATGGAGCAAAAGTCTTCTTTGTTGTGTGCTTGTCTACACGAGTAATCGTATATCCTTCTTTAATCTTTGCCTCAAGCCCCGCTATATCCATGCGGTGAATTGGCTTTTCTTCTGGCTTTATCATTACAGTATGTAGTAAATTCTTCGTCATCATTTCTCGTTTCTATTAGTATAAGTATAGCAGATTATCGGCTTATGTACTTTAGTGCAGACACCAAATTATTTAACGACTCTGCTGCCGTATAATAAAGATTCTTTTTCCCACGATCTGACTTATCAACATTTGCCATCCAGGTTGCTTTAAAGGCCATCTTTGCTGCAATTGCTTGAAGTCTTACAATTTCTATGTGAGCCACATTTAAAGGAATGTCTGGCTTAATAATTATTTTAGCAATGAATGTTAAAGCAGTAGTCAACTCTTCATCTTGCATGTAGTCGGCAATCTCTGCCAAACCATTTACCATATCTATAGTTGTTTGTTTTTGTTCCATTATTCCTCCACTAGATTTTCTAATATACTCATCTCAATTATAGCAAGTCTTACCTTTGCGTTACCCTCGCCGATTACAACCACTATGGCTGGATCCTTACCATTCTTCATGGCATCTGTAGTAGCCTTAGCCCAAACCTCTTTATTTAAAGTAAAAGACTTTCCAACTTCTTTAAAATCTACAACAAAGTTTTTCCAAGAAGCATCTCCCTTTTGAGTATTACGGCCAGAGTTCTTATGCTGTTTAGCACCAATTCTCTTTGACTCACTCTTCTCCGTCATTACCCTTCCATTTCTGCTTACCAAACTTAACGGTACTTAGATGCTTATCCTTACACATCCAGGTTGCTGTTTTTGTTTCTGCATAAAGTCTAAGAGTTCTGACTTCTGTCTTGCATGTATGACAAACAAACTTTCCCTGGTAGACAGTAAAACTACCCATTCAGTTTATCCTTGATTGACTGTTGCAAATCAAGATCCTCTCTTACACGATTGACAAATGCTTCTTTACCCTGAACCTTTGATCCATCAGGAAGTATGTACCATGCACCAGTGCGCTCTACAATACCGTTTAGTTCTGCTGTAGTAACCAAATCACCAATGGTATCAAGACCAATATCGTCACCTCTAAAATAAAAATCATACTCACCAGACTGGAACCCTGGAGAGGTTTTGGAGAACTGGAGTTCCCACTTAATAGTTCTGCCAATTTTTTCTTCAATTAATTTATCTCCTACCTTGATTTTTCCTTTAATCGCTTGATTGTCTGACTCTGAAGAAAAGAGTTTAACAATACATGAGGAATAAAACTTAGTAGCCTGACCACCAGAAGGCTGCTGGCTAGTATACATAGCATTAATATTGTTGCGAGACTGAGAAATAAGAACAAGCAAAGTTGGCTTAACTTTATTGTTTGCATAGTTAAGCATTTTCCATGCGTTACTAAAGTCACGGGA